CCACGCGATCTTGATGTCGGGGGTAAGGAGATGCGCTGCCCAGCACATCTCCTTATAGAGATGATTTTATATCTCCTACGCTAGATTGCTCCAGCTTCCCTGTACACTAGTGTACTGGGACCCACGCGATCTTGATGTCGACGGACCGCGGACGTCCATAACGTTCTAAGTGCTTCGACTCAAAGTAGGGATCTCTCCCTCTCTTGAGAAAGAACTTCAGCAAGGCTCCAACACCAGTAATTGGTGAAATAGGAGGCCTAGAGACGACTTTATAAGCCTTGACTAAGGGCCTATGAAGCTTTTCACACATTTTCTCCCCTTTAACAGGGAGGAATGTATGACGTCCCAACGCTGGAGATGTCTCCGAGACAGCGGGTAACGGGGCAAATCGCTCCAACAAACTGTCTAGGTGTCTCACCGTCCTCCACATACCCGACTTATACAGTTGGTTACGCAGAGAAAACGTCGAGACAATCTCTTGAACGTCACCACGTTGCGTGGGAAGCATACTACGAACATATGTAGGTCTTACATCATGTCCGTCGTAGAAATCCCCTCCGCAAGACTCTCTGAACTTACCAGTCCAGAAAGACTTGTCGTGATTCACCTTCAACCCGAATAGGTTGAGGTCCTCAACAACGTGACGCACTAAATCTACGGGTACGATTATATCGTCACCGTAGACACGCACCGACTCAAGGAACCGTTGAATACGGCCCCTCGAAGGTGTACTGCTAAGCGTCTTCAACCAGGCACCGAAGACAATGGTAAGAAATACCATTGCTTCTACCGGGAAGCAAGTCGCTGAACCCATAGACGCAAACTTGGACAATGGAATTATACCATGTCCAGGTACGTCTGCGGTCGTGCTTCTGCACGCCTGAATCGCACCGGCTAAAGTGCGGAACGGGAGAAACAGACGCTCTACTAGCAGATTGGAGACTCGGTCAGATGCCTCACTAAGATCAAGCGTCGCAAGACGTTTGGTTCTAGAGGCTTCTCTGGCCATTCGCTGATTAGGCGTTTGGTCAGTAAAACCGATAGCGTCAGAAAGGAAGTCATTCTTTTCTAACGCATCAACGAGTAATCGCATGATCCCCTGTTGCACATATTGCATGTGAACAGGTTCCATAGCGATAATTCGCGGAGTCTTCAACGTTTTAGGAACGGTAACCACCCTTACTGGGGGTTCTCGTCCGGGTTCGAGGATGTCGATGGAGGATAAAGAGTCGTAGAATCCCCAGTTGGGGATGCAGAACTCACTTGAGGGAAAATACTCCTCAAGCCTCTCGGTCCAGGATCGGAAGTCGAATTTCTGGTTACCCAGAATTCGGTCTGCCGTGCTTCCTGGTCCATGGTAGGGCTCAAGATGTCCTTCATAAACCTTACGGTCAATGTCAGACAAAGTAGGCCCCCACAGAAGACCACAAGCGTTATCAAAACGAGCAATAAGTTCGCTAGAAACGTTTTTGGTCCATGATTCGACATCCTGCTCACACTTGATGTAATTCCGGAATGCGACATCGACTCTCCTTTTGGAGCAATCGATTTCGATCTTCTTAAACATCAGAGTAATCTGACGCACAAAGAAGATAGCCGTAACGGAAGGTTCATCAAGTAGCAATCCACTAGACCGATCAAAGATCTGACCCAGGAAACCTCGAAGAAATTCGGGGAGACCTCCTCTAACCTTAAATGAAGGAAAGAAGGCGGGGTCGACCTTCCCAATGTCAAGGCTTCTTTCGAAGCCCTTACAAAAGGTAGGAAGGGTTATCGTAAGAAACGATAAACCCTCATACTTTGATCGATGCGTGATGGTTTCCCAGTCACGCATGGTGCTAGTGCAACACCACTCACCTGCATCTGCAAGTGAGACTTGAAGAAGTTGCATAAGGCTTTTCATAGTCAGCTCCTTTCAAAGAAGGGGTTAGGCTATTCCATAGCTATATGCAATTTCTGACCATCCTTAACGGATCTGCGAAATCGTTAGCTCTCGCCACCAAGAAGTTTGGTGACCAGGGCGCCCGAAGAAGCAGACAGGGCCGCGATGAATCCATCCGAAACCAACTTCGCTTCCGCCACGGTATAACCCGTGACAGGAAGATCGAATACCAGGTAGCAGGACATCGAATACTTGATGTTCTGCGAACTGATCAAAGGATCGGCTGCGATTTTCGAGGAATCGATGCGAATCGTCCTCCGAGTACGTTTACCGTACGTGCTCTGGGCGCTCAGCTTGGTGAGACCATCATTCGATGTATAAACCGAAGGATTGGTCCCATCAGCTGAAGCAGTCCGGGGCAGGGAGATAGCGACCGCATTGATCGTTACCGACTGAGGATCAGAAAAGGCCATAGCACAACTTTCATCAAGGACCCGAATATACGGGCAGGTTAGTCGAAATCACGACAATCAGCCCCTAGAAATTTAGGGACCTGGGCGCTCGGGAAATCCCGAGAGCCCCGATGATGGACCATTGCTTCGGAGTAAACCCCGAAGTGTCAAGTCCAAAGCCATATGGCGTCGCACGCACACGGTTTTTTACTGTTGTAACAACCGTTTGTGTGAGCGGCAGGGGTCCATTAATAGTGGAGAACCCTACTATGGAGTACTCATCTGTCTGCGTAATAGTTTGCATGACATAGCCGTACTTCATAACAAGACCATCTTGTGCGAAAGCAGACCAGTTGTGGATAATATCCCCAACGTTGCTGACCCAGTCGACAGCCCAGGACCAAGGCGCAAGTTGCCAAAGTAACTCCGGAGTTGGACGTATACCGTACAACTTACTTGCGAGGCGTTCTACACGAACGGCTTGAGCTATACCGGTTGAACCGGGTGGCGGAAGCCAATAAGTGAAGGCACCTTTAAAGTACACGTTATTTCTAACGGTCGAAGTTAGGTACTTGCGGCCTATAGTCTTCACCAACGGACTGACTAGGGAAGGGACGGCTATGCCGGAGCCCGAACCAAAATCAGTAACCGACGATGAAGAATCGTTTAGAATAGTAGTTCCGGACCTTGTTATACGACCACTTCCGCGGTCGTATTTCTGGATCTCCCGAGAAGCATGCATAGAGACTTTTGCAAAGTCTTTTACATCCTTCACGAAAGGAACCCATCCAAACATAAGGTTTAGATGGTCATCAGCGATATGACCCAAAGCGCTTTCGCGCTGAAGGAACTGTCGATGACGATTAACAGCATAAGCCTGGAAAAAGCGCTTACCATCTCTGGTTCGCCCTAAATTCCTAAAGGCCTCTGTTAGTCCTTTCCAACCAAGGACGGGGAAACGGGGTATATCCCTAATTTCTCCGAGGAACTGACCCATCCCTGCCAAGGGATTAGTGGGAAGAGAACGGGCAATGCCCGTCGCACCCCAAGCATTCATCTGTGAAGATGATGCTGGGTTGAGAAGGTTGGCTGAGGTCTTAGTGAGATTCTCACTATGAGCGAACAGCTTTCCGGAAAATATATTTCCGTTAGGCGTCGGTTGTTCAAGATAAACTTGAACACCACCTCCCTTCACTTCTACCCGCTGGGTAAGGAAACCTCCACCAATATCGAGTTGTTTATCGATCTTGGATCTCGGTGGCCATGAATGGCCAGACGATGAGGTTACCTGGTAACCCTTCTGCTGGTACGAGATATTTTGAACCGAAGGTTTAAAAATCACGCCTCCAGACTTGAAGGCAGTCATGTACTTTCCGGATTCCCCGAAAAGAACCCGACTGCGAGTGGTTACCATCTAAACGACTCCTTTCCATATGGATGGTACACGGATTTATGATCCGTGGGTGTTTGTGCAAG